CGACCTTCGATGCGACTCTCGCTGCGACCTACGCTGCGACCTGCGCTGCGACCCGCGATGCGACCGACGATGCGACCTATGCTGCGACCCGCGATGCGACCGACGATGCGACCTATGCTGTGACCCGCGATGCGACCCGCGCTGCGACCCGCGATGCGACCTACGCTGCGACCTGCGCTGCGACCCGCGATGCGACCTGCGCTGCGACCCGCGCTGCGACCGACGTCGCAACTGTCGCTGCGACCCTCGCTGCGACCTGCGATGCGACCGACGCTGCGACCCGCGATGCGACCTACGCTGCGACCCGTGATGCGACCTACGCTGCGACCTGCGCTGCGACCCGCGATGCGACCGACGTCGCAACTGTCGCTGCGACCCTCGCTGCGACCTGCGCTGCGACCCTCGATGCGACCGAATGGTACTTTTGTGGCCATCCAGAAAACGTAGCTCATCTGTTCGGACCACGCCAGTTCTTGTTGCGCTGTGTCGAAAAGGTATCGAACATGTGGAATGGAGGCAACCAGTGGTCAGGATGGTCAGCCTATCTGTCATTCTTCCGCCACATAGCGCAGTTGCCAATCGACTACAGTAAGTGGCAACACTATGAGGCGGCCGCCATCCATGCCGGACACCGCATCATGCACAAAGAGTTCTGCATGATTTCCGATCGGCCGGAAATGCTGATGGTCGATGCACAGAACCGACCACACAACGAAAATGGGCCATTCTGCCGCTGGCGTGATGGGAGCTGCCTCTACGCAATCCATGGCATCAGACTGCCTGGCTGGATCGTGACGCATCCTGAGCGGATCACGCTGAAGGCTATCAACGAAGAAGACAATTCGGAGATCCGTCGCGTAATGATCGACCGCTACGGCCTGGCACGCTATCTGGTCGATAGCAAGGCAAAGGAAATCCACCGCGACGACTGGGGGATCCTCTACCGCCAGGAGATCCGCGACGACGAACCTCTGGTCATGGTCAAGGTCGTCAACAGCACTCCTGAGCCAGACGGCATTGTGAAGAACTATTTCCTGCGTGTGCCACCGGACATGACTACTGCGCGTGGCGCGATTGCGTGGACGTTCGGCAAGAAGGAGCAGGACTACGCGCCGGCGGTAATGACGTGACCGCCAACCGCAATCTCGGTTCCATCTTGCGTAGCCGCCGTCGCACCATGGACGCAGGACAGATGCAGATTGCTCACGATGTCGGCATCAGCCAGGCCTACCTGTCCTTGATCGAGAACGGCAAGCGACGGCCGCCGTGGCGGATGGTGTTGCGACTGGCCAACGTGCTCAAGTTATCGCCACGGCGGCTGCGTACGCTGTGGCTGGCGATGGATGGGACACATGACTGATTCGACTTGCTCAGGCTGCGGAAGGCGGTGACGTGATGAAGAAGAAACAACGCACATGGGCCAAGCGGCCTGGAGATCGGTAACGCCGCGTGCCCGATCCAGGTGGCGGATGCGTTCCGTGTGCTATGCTCCCGCCTACCATGGAACGTTGGCGCCACAACCTGATCGAGCGGGGTGATCCGATCACCCTGTTTCTGACCTTCCTCGCCGCCGCCGCCTTCGTGCTGGTAATCTCCAGCCTGCTCGCGCCCTAGATGCCGGATGCCCTTGACGCAGCTCGGGCGAACGCTCTGGCGGACACCGGGACCCTGGCGCGCCTGGTGCTCGGTTACGACTATGACAAGGATGCGAGGACGGGTGAGTGCATCCGTCCTGGGGGGATTCTCGACACCGGACCGCACCAGCGGATGGTCGAGTTCCTGGATTCGCCGTCGCTGAACAAGCACTTGGAGGCGCCGCGCGGCAGCTACAAGACCTCGCTGTTGCAGGCCTACGTGATCCGGCGGGTGTTGCTGAACCGCAACCTTCGCCTGCTCTACGTGATGGAGACTTGCCAGCTCGCCGAGGAGAAGATCAAGGAGATCCGGGATCACTTCGAGCCGGGGACACGGCTGTCGGAGTTGTTCGGTGATCTCCGTACCGCTGAATGGTCGGTAGCTGACGGCTTCACGATTCGTGGTCGCACTCTGTCCGGGCTCTCGGGCAAGTCGTTCAAGCCGGCCGGCGTGGACAAGGGTGTCACGGGCGGGCACTACGACATCATCGTTCTCGACGACGTGGTGACCTGGAACAACGTCAACACCGCTGAGGGATTGGACAAGACGCGGGCCTTCTTTCGCATGGTGCAGCCGCTGCTCGATCCGGGTGGGACGCTGGTGGTCGTGGGGACCCGCTACGACGAAGAGGACCTCTATGCACACATCATCGACAACCTCTCGGACCAGTTCGACATCCTGATTTTCGATGCCGGCGTCGAGATCATCACCGAGAGCGGCAAGAAGCCGCGGCTGGAAGGAACGCCGACGTTCAAGCACCTCACTCTCGACTTCCTGTCGGCGAAGCTGGCACTGAAGGCCAGCACGCGGGATTTCTCCAGTCAGTATCTCAACCGATGCATCTCGTCCGACGTCGCGTTTTTCACGCGCGACATGTTCCGCTGCACAGCGTGGGATGACTGGATGTCGTCGATGCCGTGCTACGTGATCACCGACACGGCGACGACCGCGCAGGACCAGGGCTGCTTCTCCGTTGCCGGCGTCGTCGGTCTCGACGCGGTGGACAATGCTTACCTGCTCGACCTGCGGATCGGACATTGGTTGCCGGAAGAGGTGGTGGGTCAGATCGCCGACGTGGTCGAGGCGTGGCAGAGCAAGGTTCTGTTGCGCGGCGTCTTGTTCGAGAACATCACGCTCAATCGCGTGTTCCGCTCGTCGCTCGACGTCGAATCACGCAGGCGGCAGTTGAAGATCAACGTCATCCCGACGCCTCGCGGCGGCGGAGAGCCGAGCAAGGATCAGCGCATCCAGCGGGTTCATCACCGTTTCGAGCAGCGCCGGTTCTTCGTCGTCGTGTCGGGTCCACCGAGTTACCCGTTCGTGAAGAAGCATTACCAGGACCTCGGTGAGACGAAGGTGTTGTTCGACCCGATCGGCTACATGATGCCGGCGACCGGAAATCACCTGCCGGACGGGGAGCTGGTGAAGCAGTTCATCCGCTTCCCTGCCGGCAAGAAGGACATCCCCGACGCGATAGCCGACATCGACGCTTGCGATGCTGACGGGAACCGGATCTGCTCGTCGATGAATCGCGTGGTACACTTGCAGGAGCGTGATCGCAAGATCCGGCGCGGGATGATCGTTCCGATCCTGTCCAGGAACGGCGATCGCGTGCAGGTGATTGACGCGGAGCGGGTCAGGCTGCCAAACTTGGACTACTACAGCCGCCTGGCAGCGAGGATCCGCAAGTGAACATCGAGATGATCTGTGACCCGGCGAAGCACCATGCTCGTTGAACGGTCGCTTTCCGAGTTCGATGAGCAGTTGCGCTGGTTGCAGGCGCAGGTCCTCAACGGCTCCAAGATGAACTCGACGCCGCAGGGAATGATGCGGTTGACGCGCCGCATCGCCGAGATCCGTGAGGAGTACATGTCTCTCCGCATGATGATCAAGGCGCTGATCGACGAGAACGTCCGGTTGTCCGACAAGATCAAGCCGAAGGTCGAGAAGCCGGTCGTGCTGCGAGGGGCAAGCTAGTGCCGGTCCTGCGGAGCGGATCGCCATCGCAGCCGCGCCCGAACCCGCCGGATCCGTCGCCGTCATCGAAGGGCGCATCCTCCGGATCGAACACCGCCAAGACGGGGACCTCGACGATCACCGAACCGATGCAGGGGCCGACGATCGACTCCATTCGCAAGTGGATCGACGTCCAGATCCCGTACAAGAACCTGGCCGGCAATCAGATCGTCGCCGAGCGCGCGCTTGAGTTCGTCCGCCAGCACAAGGACCACTACGAACTCAAGCACAGGAACGTCACCGATCGCTGGGAAACGTTGCTCTACCTGCTGCGCGGGCACACGATGTCGCGCCCGACCTACAGCGGCACTCCGGTTCACGTGCCGGAGCTCTACAAGCTGCTCGAAGCGGTCGTTCCGCGCATCGTCGAGGCGGTGCTTTCCTACTCACCGTGGTTCCGCGTCAAGGGTCGCGAACAGATCGACAAGCTGGAGGCGGAGCAGATCCGTGCCTATCTCGAGTACCAGCTTTACCGCGATCACTTCGACGATCAGATCGACCTGATCGCGCGCACGATGATGGTCTATTCGGCGGCACCGCTCAAGGTGACGTGGGAGCAGGACGTCAAGCGGGTCGTTCCGCGCGAGGTGGAGCGCGAGGTGGGCGACGTCATCCGCTACCGGGTGACCCGCACGGCCGAAGAGGAGAAGGTGATCTACGAGGGCAACAAGATCCGGCTGATCGACCCGAAGGACTTTTTCATCGACCCTCTCTCGACCGATCCGCAGAAGGCGAAGTTCGTCGGTGACACATGCAGCATGACGCTCGACGACTTGTTGTTGCGTGAGCGGCTCGGGATCTTCCAGAACGTCAGCCAGCTCCTTGAGGTCCAACCGCAGAACGATCCGCAGCGGACGTTGCTCGACCAGATCCGCAGCAGCGACATCGTCGATCCGAACCTGACCGAGGCCAACAAGACTCCCGGAGCGCCAAGATCGTTCGACGTCACCGAGATGTGGTGTCTCTTCAGTCCCGACGATTCCGGCCGCACCGAAGAGTATGTCATCACGATCGCCAACAACTCGGTTGTGCTGCGGGTGCAGAAGAATCCCTACGACGACAAGCACCGTCCCTACGCGGTCGCTCGCGCGGCGCGCGAGCCGTTCACGTTCTGGAACATCGGACCACTGGACAACGGCATTCCACTCCAGATCGAGTTCGACGAACATCGCAACTTCATGCGCGAGACGCACCACATGTCGCTCGCGCCGTTCGTGTGGGTGCCGCCGGATTCCGACATGCCGGACTCGATCATGGAGTCGGAGCCCGGCCGGGTGTGGAGGTCGTCGTCGCCGCCGTCGTTCTTGCAGGTCAAGTCCACGGTCGGCGAGGGTCGGTTCATGGAAGAGATCCTGCGCCGCGACTTGCAGGAGATGCTCGGCGTCCCGCCGATCTTCGAGGGCGGGCAGGCTCCGAGCACCGCGACCGCGACCGAGCGTCAGCTTCAGGAAGGCAACAAGCGGATCAAGTCCTACGCGCGTTCGCTGACCATCTGCTTCGAGGCGATGCTGCGGATCATGCACGCGAACAACGCGCAGTACCTGACCCGGCGGCAGACATTCGAGGTGCTCGGCCGGAGCGCGGCTGGACTCCGCGCTTACGAGGAGATCGGTCCGGAGCTGTTCAACCAGGAAATCGACTTCGAGTTCGTCGGCATCGCCAACATGCATACGATGGGGCTGCGTGCGACGAACATGCAGCAGTGGCTGACCCTCTCCTACCCGTTCGCCCAGCAGTATCCCGGCCAGATCGACTTCCTCGCCGCACTCGACATGCTGTTCAAGGAGATGGTCGGCACGATTCCTGGCGAGGAGATCATCAAGAAGCGCCCGTCACTCGACGAGATGATGAGCCAGGACGACGAGAACATCCTGCTGGCGCAGGGGCGTCGTGTGGAGATTCATCAGATGGACGACGACGGCGAGCACTTGCGCGAGATGCGCCCGATGATGGAGAACATCGGTGATTACCCGACCGAGTCTCAGCGCAACATCCTGGAGCATTACCAGGCGCATGTCACGCAGCGCGAGAGGAAGAGAATCCGCGAGGCGGCGGCTGCCAAGCTCACTCCTTCTGTTGCTGGTCCTCAGCAGACAATCATCGACAAGGAACGTGGGACAACTGGAGCGCGAGGTCCCGGTCTGGGAGCGAACGGGGCTCCTGGATCACCGGCGCAAACTCCTATGGGGGAGACTCCTGGGCCTGAGAATGGACAGCGAGTCCGTGCGCCAGATCGCGGACCGTCGTTGTTCCAGGGACAGAACATGATGGCGATGCGATGATTCTCGGAAAACGATTCCCGTCGCTCCTCGATTACCGGCGGCGCGAGCGCGACATCTGCAAGCTCCTCTCGGAGCTGCGCGCCGACCCGAAGTTCGTCAAACTGCTGGAGCAGGTTGCTGCTTTCCGAGCCCAGGAGCTGGCCTTGAGCAACGTCCAGAAGATGTCCGATCCGTTCGCGGTCGGATGTCTCAAGGGTCGGATCGAGGGGCTCTCCTGGTTCCTTGAGCAGCCCGACAAGCTGGCCCTCCGCGTCGAGGAACTTGACGCGGAGATCGACCGGATGCAGACTCAGGAGGAAGACATGGCACGACCCATGCACGAACGCATGATCGACGCCACCAACCCGAGAGGTGCCAGATGAACGGTGCAAATCACACGGTCAACGACAACACCAAGGACCGCGAGAAAGGACACGCCTCGGCCAAGGCTGCGCGACCCAAGGGCAACGGCAAGAAGCCGTCCCCGTCGCCGGCCTGGAACTGGGGTGAGGTGATCAAGAGCAAGACGAAGACCGTGGACGGGGTGATGTAGGTTCACGCCGTGACCCTGCGGGGCAGGAGCAATCCGCACGTTCTGCGCGCGTGCGAGAGGAAGACCAAGGCGCTGACGAGCAACGTAGGCAGAGGTCGTTGACTGCATGAGTCCAACCGTAGAGGAGAAGGCGAAGGCTCACGAATCTGTTCGTGAGCACCTCAGATTCCAACTACGGGGTTCGAAGAAGGACGTAGTTCCGCCGAAAGCGGAACCGGCACCGTCCACGCCAGAACCGAAGCTGGGAGATCAACCGCCGGCGCCGGCGCCGGAATCCAAGGTCGAGCCACCGAAGATTCCTCCGTCGCCGCCCAAGGATGACGAACCGGCACCAGTCCCCTATGCGCGCTTCAAGGAAGTCAACGAGAAGGCCAAGGCCCTCGAAGACGAGAGGAGACGCGTCCAGGAGGAGCTGGATCTGCTTCGCGCCGAGAATGCGAAGACGAGGAAGGACCATCTTCTCGAAGATCTCCTCTCCGAGAAGTCGAGACCGGAGGGTTTCGATGAGTGGTCGATCGACCGCCAGCAGGCTTGGGTTGCCAACCGGGCGGTCGAGCGCGCCATGACCGATGAGTTCGGGGCGCTGAAGTCGGACATCCACGAGATGCTCCGACTCCACAAGACCCAGAAATCGTTCGGACACGGCTATACGATGGAACAGTACGAGGCGTTGTCAGAGGTTGTCCGGCGTGCGCCGGATCTGGCTGCGTCCGAGCAACTGGCCGTCGCCAAGATGCGCTTCCCGGAACTGTTCGGCGCGAAGGAGAACGGCATTCCGCCGTCTCACTCAGTGAACGTCCCAAGCTCTACAACCGAGTCCGCACCTCCGCCGCCACCGCGTGACGACAAGGGTCAGTTCATCGAAAGGATGAAGGCCACGGGTGACAAGGGAGTGCAGTACCGGGAGGCGATGCTTGAGATCAAGCGCCGCTTGTTCGGCAAGAAGCGATAGCGATGGCCTACGTCAATGACCCGTTCCTCTCTTTCGAGTCCAACACGATCCACGAAGACCTGTCCGACGTCGTAGCGATCCTCGCCGCGACCGACACTCCGATGCTGACCGCGCTCGAACACTCCCCGGTCAGCTCGGACGAGTTCGACTGGGTTGCGGACAACATCACGCAGCCGAGTGCGGTCGTCGCGGTGCAGCAGGGTGCCGAAGTGGACAGCGCCCAGCCACAGGCGAGCCGCCAGAGACTTCGCAACTTCACCCACATCAACCGGCGCGCAGTCCAGGTGTCGGACACCGAGCGCGTGATGAATGAGGTCGGCACCGAGGACCTGTTCTCGTACGAGGTCGAGAAGCAGCTTCTGGAGTGTGCGATGGAGCACGACTACGCGATCACCTGGAGCACGTTCGTCCAGGGAGCGGTCGGCACCGCCCCGCAGACGCACGGCATCGTGCCGTGGATCTTCTACACCGGGATCGACGGCTCGTCGGTCACCATCGCCGGTCAGTCGATCGCGGACACCTACAGCTCGACGGTGACCTACAACGCGCACGGCGTGCCGATCAGCTCTGGAACCACTCCATCCGGTGGCTCGATGACGGTGACGACGGCGGCCCCTCATGGTCTGGAAGTCGGCGACACAGTGCGTCACTTCCAGGGCACGGCGACCTTCGGAACCTCGAATGGTGACTTCTTCACGGCGCTGCTCACCGTGACCGCCGTCGGATCGTCGACGACCTATACGATCGCCACCACGGCCACCGGCGCCTACACCGCAAACAATAGCCGTACCTACGGAGGAACCGACATCACCCGCGACAAGCTGCACTCGGCGTTGCTGGCGCCGGCAGCGATGAGCAAGGGTGTCACGATCGGACAGACGCTCTGGTTCTGCGGTGCCTCCGTGAAGAGGGTGTTCAGCCGGCTGCCGCTGGTCTACGCGGGCTCGGGCGCGACGCAGAGCTCGATGCTCCTCAACGACCGGAACATCCCGGCAGAGGCGAAGCGGCTGGTCGACACGATCGACGTCTACGAGTCGGACTTCGGTCCGCTCTACATCAACCTCAACCGGCGCATGAACGGCGGTGTCTACACCGACCCGACCATCGAGCAGTACGCGTTCACGGTGAATGGCACTGCCTACTACGTCATGCCGTCCTCGACGCTCATCGGCATCGAGCCGCGCTATTGGAAGTACGCGACGCTGCGTCCGATCCGTTACAAGGATCTGGCGGACACCGGCGATCGCTCGACCGGCATGATCGTGGTCGAGGGCGGCATCAAGTGCTTGAACCCGAGGGCCGGCATCGGCGGGTTCGGAGTCGCCGCGGCGTGAGCCGTGCCCACCTACCCGTTCGAGTGCTGGCGTTGCGGGCACCGCTGTAGCCAGATCCGCAGCATCGAGAACTGCGTCCGCAGCATCCGCTGCCCGCATTGCAAGCGGGCGCGGATGGCGAGGATCTACGGGCCGTTCTCGGTGATCTTCAAGGCGGCGCCGATCGGCTACGGCGGCGGCAACGTTGCCAGGCGCAAGCGCTCTCCGTCCCAGCAGGAGATCGTCTACAGCCGGCTCATCAAGCGCGCCCGCAAGCAGGCCGACCTGGAACGACGCCAGCGTCGTTGCAAGAAGAACCCGGACGGCACAATCCGGCGCAAGGCGGTGATCCCCAGGGAACTGTGGGTCGCTGAGCAGCGCCGGACCGGCAACAAGAACTACTGGCTCGACGAGGGAGAGAAGGCCCTCAAGCAGCACGATCTCCTGTTCCAATCGTGAAGACGACGGTTGCGTTCGCTGATTCGTTCGAGCGGGCGGATGAGAACCCGCTCAGCCTGACGCTTGGTGGTTGGTACTCGACCAACCTGCGCCTGCTGAGCGGAGCCGTGATCTCGACCAGCACCTCCGACTGGGGCCGCGCGGTCAAGGCCAACACCCCGCCGGTCTCCGCCGATCAGGATATCCGCGCCATCGTTGCGTGTGGCAGCCAGAACGAACTCGGTTCGGTCGGGTTGACCTCTATCTCCGGGACCTCGCCGGCAACCGTGACGACCAGCACTCCGCATGGGATGTCTGGAACGAACCAGGTGATCTTCTTCGGGGTCACGACGGCGACCGGCACCACCAACATCAACGGTGTCGTCTACACCGCGATCGTCACCGGCGCCTCGACGTTCACCGTGGCCGGGATCACGGCCGGCACCTACACCGTCGCATCGGCACTGGTCTATCAGTGGAAGAACTTCGTTGCCATTGCGGCGAGGGTGACCGGGACGGCGGACGCCAGCGGCTACCCGGTCCAGTACAGGACCGGCTACGTTGCGTGGCTCAACTACGAGCCGGCCAACGTGCGCCGACTGGTGCTGTTCCGTTACGTGAACGACGGGGCCACGGTCGATCAGCTCATCTGGCTGACGACGACGACGTCGTTCACGATGAACCAGGTCGACTCCAGTGATCGCGCCGTCGGGCAGGAGATCAGGCTGACGGTCACGACGACGCCTGACGATGTCGTCCGTTGCCGCATCTACCTGAACAACGACGACGACGACAATCCGACCATCGACTACGTCGATCGCGGAAGAGACTTCTACACGCAGAACGGCTTTGCGTTCCTGCCACCGATCCTGGTCGCCGGTTACTGGTCGATCCTGCTCGGTTGGGACTCGACCGGGGTCTCCGGGCACACCGGAGTTGCGCTCAGCACGGTATCGGCGACCGACAACTTCGCCGTCGAGGAGGAGAATCCCTACGCCGGCAGAACGCTGGCGCAGTTGCGCGAGGCGGTGGAGCGCACCGTCAACCGATCGACGGCAACCAACTTCTCCGGCACGACCGTCAACGCTTTCCTGAACGACGCCCAGGAACAACTCCTCGCCGAGCTGGGTGATCTCGCCATCTTCGCTCGTCGCACCGAGCAGATGACCCTCTACTCGGACTCGCTCTATCGCACTTACATGCCGCGCCACGTGGACAAGGTCGAGCACATCTGGGACGGCAACGGTAACTCTCGTCGATGGTGGCTGCGTGACTATGCCGACGACGGGGTGCTGGTGATCCAGTTGGAGCAGGTTCCAGGTGACGGTGGCGCGGACTACGTGGTCAGCTACTTCAAGCGCTACGCGCCGATGCTCACTGACACGGATCGGACGATCATCCCGCGCCGACTGGACGAGGCCCTGGTCATCGGTGCGGCTCTACGCGTGGCTGAGCATGACAGCGACCAGACCTGGTACGCCTCGCTGCTCAACCGCTGGCGCATGGCGGTCCACGACGCCAAGGTCCACATGAACCGCCAGCTCAGGATGACCAAGGGAAAGATGTACGCCCGCCGTGTCAGCACCAATCCGTGGACTCGCTACGCCCCGCGTGACCAGCTCAGTGATGCCGGACACTGGTGGTAGACATCATCGAGGTCTCGCTGAAGGGACAGGACGGTCGATGGACCGGCCAGAGCGACGAATCTGCGCTGCACCCGACGACTGGGCGCTTCGAGCGCCTGCACAACTGCTACGTCGGTTGCGACGGTACCGAGATCGTGCGTGCGCCTGGGATCGTCAAGGTCGGCGATCCGAAGTACACGGACGAGCAGTACGCAATCACTGCGGTCGACACGACACCGGTAGGTGCAACTGACCTGACGCTGACCTTCCCGACGGCTCCGGCAGAACACTTCCTGGAACCGTCGGTGACTTACACGATCTACCTGAACGGACCGTCGTTCCCGGTCGAGCTGGAGACGACCGGACAGTTCCAGTCCGCCACGATCCTTCGAGTGAACACTGAGGTCACGATCACGACCAGCGACACGGTGCTCATCAAGCGAGCCTTCCGCTACCACGGCGTCCGCTTCGTCAACGGGCAGGCGTGCGCGGTGGCCGAGGGTGTCTACTACGAGAACCTGGATGCTGATGTGTTCAGGAAGCGACGCGGGATCGAGGTCTGGACCTATGCGACCAGACTCAAGCTGTCCAACCCTACGGGATTCCCAGGGGCATGGACGCGACGCCGCAATCCCATCCTTCCCCGCCAGACCGGGACCACGACCAACGACTACTACAACTTCAACCCCCGCCGCCGTTGCGGACTCGACGTCGCCGACAACCGTCTTCTGATCGCCGTCCCGGGTTGCGGGGTCTGCTACCAGCACATCGTCGACAACCTCTATCAACCGCCGTACACGATGGCGCTCGGCAACACCAAGGCGAACATCAGCGGCGCTGCGGTCGACGTGAGGTGGGGTGCCGGGGTGGATAGCACCGAGCTAGGGACGATGACCGGTGCACCGACTGCGTCGTTCGCTGTCGCCTACAAGAACCGGGTTACCGGAGAGTTCGGTCTGGCGTCCGGAAGTCTGCAACTGACGATCGGAGCCGTTGCCGGCGCCGTGGATCTGCTGACCAACAGGTCGATGAACGGTGGGACATCTGGCACGCCGACGACGATCCAGACCGGAGCCAACCTGACGACCCAGTACCCCGATCTCGCCGTCGGCGACAGATTCGCGGTCGAGATCACCGTCCTCCCGAACGGCCTGAGCGGGCTGACGATCGGCCGCTTCGAAGCGACCGTCGCCACGATCGGAGCCAACTCCACGTTCACGATCCCGGTGACGACGACCTCGGCTTATGTCTCCGGCGGGACGTTCCAGATCCGGGCCAACGCCTTCGTGATCGACTGCTGGAAGCCGCGCCGGGCGCTGCGTGAGTCGGCCGAGGCCACGATCACACTGTTCGCCACCGACCTGAACAGTCCCTTCGCCGGACTGCGCGCGCTGGAGGAGAGTGACCCGTTCAGCCTTGCTCCGGACAGCCCGACCAACCAGATCCATAACTTCATCCGTTACAGGACGTGGACGCATGACGGGAAGAACGCACGCTTCCCGAACATCGAGCAGATGCCGATGGGGGCTTCCTGGATCAAGACGATCCGCGGCTTCACGTTCTTCGGCGGTCCGCTGTCGAGCATCACGGCTGACCCGGTCAACGAGAACTACACCAACAGCAGCTTCCACTTCGAGAATCTCCGCATCCGCACGGTGCTGAACGACACGACGCGGTTCTACGTGATCGATCCGATCTTCGCTGCCGTGGCGGTGAGGGGTCGCGTCGCCGCTGACCGGATGCTGCCCTCCTCGTTCTTCGGTGCGATGATCGGTCTGTCGCGTAGCGGATCCCAATACGAGCTGGTCAGGACCACCGACTACGTGAACGGCAACGCGCAGCGATGGACGATCGAGGGCGGGGCGTGGCGGTTGTCGGATGTGGCATCCGAAGTGGACAAGGATGCGTACCTCCTGCTCGAACGCGGCAAGGTCTGGTTCACGGAGCAGGGGTTTCCAGGGATCTGTCCGGCCAGTAATCGTTTCATCGTCGACAAGATCCAGGGATTCGACGTGATCGCCGGCGGTCGCTACGGCGGTGCGCTCGTGTTCTGCACGAACAAGGAAACCTACCTGTTGTCGTTCGGTCGATCTCCTCTTGGGTCGGAGCCAGGTGATCCGGTCTCGACCGAGCACGGGTGCATCGCTCCGCAGAGCATGATCGACGGGGACGGCTTCGCCGCGTGGATCGGCGAGCATTATCCGGTGGCGTTGATCGGCGGATCCGTGCAACCGATCGGGAGACAGCTACGAACGACATGGCGAAGCTTGCGGCGGGACTCTCTCGGGCTCATGTGGCAGGCGATCGGGGTCTACGATGCTCAACGCAAGCTGGGAGCATTCGGAGTCCGGTCTGCGGCCTATACCAACAGCGACGACGACCTACGAAGCACCGAGGCGAACGATCTGGTCTACCTGTACTCTGTCCAGAACACGGCATGGTCCCAGTACCAGCCGTCTACTGGACTGACGTTTCACGGCGCGGCGCCGATGTTGTTCGACGACGGTCTCTACCGGATCTGCTGGCAGGGGCAGAACGGCGCGATCTATAGCTGGGATGACTCGGTCTACGAGCAGACCAACGCGGTGATCTCGGTCGCGACTCCGTTCAGCGGCACGGCGACGACATTCTTTCTCGGCCCGAGCGGGGCCTTCAACAACGTGATCGTCGGTCAGGAAGCGATGATCCGGTCGGCCGACGGTGCGTCTATCAAGTGGTATGGCAAGATCGTGGCGGTGGACACGGTGAACAACATCGTGACTCTCTCGACCGATCAGGTTCCGGCCGCGTCGTGGAACATCGGCGACGTCATCGACATCGGCATCATCCGTATGGAGCTGCGGACCACGCTCTCACGCTTCCTGGAGGGCGGACAGCAGGCGCGGCGTGCACACAAGATCGCTGGAATCATCATCGAGCACGAGCTGACCAAGCCGGAGGGCGGAACCGCTTACGGGTTCTGCCGGGCGCTGATCGTGGACGAGAACGGCACGTCGACCAGGCTGCATGAGGACAAGATCGCGCAGTCTCTCGACAGGTACCGGACCAGGATCCACACTGGTCAGGCCTACGCGACCGAAAGCAAGCTGGATCTGGTGTTCATCACCAACGGCTTCTTGAAGATCAAGGACATCGTGGTGGAGCTGGCCCCCGGTGGATGAGTTCACCATCGAGCACCGCATCGCTGATTTCGGACTGATCGTCTCGGAGGAGGAGGAGTTCTTCCCGATCACCCACACGATAGGCTGGGAGATCTCCGAGGTGGTCATCACGTTGTTGGACGAGGCGTTCTATCTCGATCTGTCCTCCTCGTTTCCCAGCGGCTCTGGCCTGACACACCCAGAAGTCATGTCGCGCGTGTCCTTGAGGTTCTGACGTGTTGCTGCTGACGGCAACCGACCAGACGCTTGAGCTTGAGACTTCCGGTGCGTTCTCCACCGACTGGACGACGCACTATGCGGACCACACCAGCACGACGTTCACCCCAGGAGCCAACCAGGGCAACGTCGCTACGGCGACCACGACGACGATCGTGGCGGCTCCAGCAGCAAGTACGCAGCGGCAGATCAAGTCGATCACCGTGCGCAACCGTGATGCCGTCAGCACGCAGACCGTCATCATCAAGAAGGACGTCGCGGCGACCGAGTTCCAGATCACGGGGCCGATCCAGTTGGCGCCCGGGGAGTTGCTCGTCTACGTCGATGGCGAGGGCTGGACCGTCTACGACATCAATGGTGCCCGCAAGATCAACAGCACCGGCGGCGGCAGCGGCATCACCAACATCAATCTGTCCGCGGGGACCACCAGCCAGAACCTGTCGCGCTTCGTCCTCTCGGACAGCAACAACGTCAGCTTCGGGCTGAATGGATCGACCGTCACGGCCTCGGCCTCCTTCGCGCCGGAGACCCCGTTCGGTGTCAGCGCCGGCACGCAGTCGGTCTCGACCGGAACGCTGGTGTTCTCGGACTCCAACGGGGTCAGCTTCGGGATGTCGGGATCGAGCCGCGTCACGGCCTCCGTCGCCACGTCGCTCACCAACATCAACCTGTCCGCCGGCACAACCAGCCAGAACCTCTCTGCCTTCGTCCTCTCCAACAGCAATGGGATCTCCTTCGGTCTGAATGGGTCGACCGTGACCGGTTCGCACAACGCGATCACGTCGGAGTCGAACCAGCAGATGACGATGTTCGCCACCGGGAACACGACGCAGAGCAGCAGCGGCACGAGCAATGCATCGAGCCTGATCTTCCGTGGCGAGGGGGTCGCATCAATCGGTATCACCGACGGCAGCGTCGTCGTGTCGGTCCCGAGCGGTGGCGGAGGCCTGACCAACATCAACCTGTCGGCGGGGACGACGAGCCAGAACCTGTCGGCGTTCGTCCTGTCCAACAGCAATAACGTCTCGTTCGGACTGAACGGCAGCACGGTCACCGGCAGCGCCTCCTTCGCGCCGGAGACCCCGTTCGGCATCAGCGCTGGCACGCAGTCGGTCTCGACCGGCACGCTCGTCTTCTCCAACAGCAACGGCGTGTCCTTCGGCATGTCTGGATCGAGCCGGGTGACCGCCTCCGTCGCCAGCTCGTTGACGGCGATCAACCTCTCGGCGGGGACGACCAGCAACAACGCCAGCGCGTTCACGCTGGCCAACGCAAACGGAGTCAGCTTCGGTCTCGATGCGTCCACGATCACGGGGAGCGTGGCGGCCGGAGCCACTGCGACCGGAAACCTTGGAGCGATCGCCGCTGGAACGCAGACCGCGACCAGCGGCACAGTCGTGTTCTCCGACAGCAACGGGCTGAGCTTCGGTCTCTCCGGCAGCACGCGCGTCACGGCCAGTTTTGCTGCGATCAAGTCGGTCAGCGCCGGCACGACCAGGGTGACCGATGGAGAAGTCGTCTTCTCCAACAGCAACGGCGTGACCTTCGGAGTCGATGGTCAGACCGTGACGGCGAGCATCGCCCCCGGGGCGGCCGCCGGGATCGGGGCCATCGCCGGCGGGACGCAGACAGCGACTTCCGGGACGATCGTCTTCTCCGACAGCAACAACGTGAGCTTCGGGCTCTCCGGCTCGACGCGGATGACGGCCTCGATCCCGGTCAACTCGCTGGTGTTCAGCAACCAGAACGGGGTCACGTTCGGCACCTCCACGGATGGTTCGACCACGACGGTCACGGCCTCCGTCGCCACGTCGCTCACCAACATCAATGTTTCGGCCGGCACGACGAGCAACAACCTGAGTGCCGTCGTCTTCTCCAACAGCAACGGTGTCTCCTTCGGGTTGAATGGATCCACGGTGACCGGGTCGGTTGCCGCCGGCGGCGGTGGTGGCGCCACCCTGTCCTACTATGAGCCGTACATGGATCGTCTCTTCGTCGTCGGGCAGCAGGGGCAGGGAACGTTGCATCTGAACCACCTGCCGTTCGTCGAGGCCGTGCAGTTCGATCGCATTGGACTGATGATCCACAACACGAACAGCAGCAACAGCAGCGGCTCGCATACGCTGTCGTTCTGGGCCGGCCTGTACACCAAGAACGCCTCCACACTCTCGTTGTTGCTCAGTGCGTCGCAGACCACTGCGCTCACCCACTCCGGTACCGTTGGATCGTATTCGCTGTACAGCGGTCTGCGGCTGTTCACGATCGGCGCAACGACGACGCTGACCGCCGGCGATTACTGGATGGGGATCCTGTCTCGCACGACGTCTGGCGGGGCCAACGGAACCTATTCGCAACTGCTGGCCTCGGCGATGGGGAGCAACTTCGTCGGTCACTTCGGAAGCAGCCACAACACCACGTATCAGGTTCCAGCTCTCGGTCGCGGCATCTACACCGCGACCACGAGCTCCATGCCGAACTCCATCGGGTTCTCGCAGATCAGAGGATCCGACTCGATCGCTTTCCGACCGCCGGTCGTGGTCTTCTGTGACGGAACAATCTGATGCCTCTCACAACCCAGGAACGTTTCGAGGTCTTCGCGAATGGGATGCGGCTCGGCCGTTGTCCTGGATCGGTGTCCAAGCCAGACTGGGATGCGGCGATCATCGCCGCCGATGACTGGATCGACGCCAACGAAGCCAGCTTCGTCGCTTCTCTGCCGCTGACTTATCGCAACAACTCCACCGCCAACGAGAAGCGGGCGTTGTTCATGATGCTGGTGGCGAAGAGGATGGGAAAGGACGTGTGACATGGCGACACGTGCGACACTCTTGCCCAACGCTGCCGAGTTCCCGGACGCAAACTTCCCGCAGCTCGGCTCGATCCACACCAACGTCCGGCGTGCAGTGCTGTCGTTCGACGCCGCCACCGACGAGTCTGCTTACTGGACCATGATCGCTCCGCAGGGGCTCACCGGCACGATCACCGCGGTCATCAGCTACTGCGCTGCGAGTGCCACCACCGGATCTTTCCGCTGGGAGGTGCTGGTCGAGGCGATCACCGACGGCGACTCGACCGACCTCGATTCAGCCCAGTCGGAGGACGCGACGAACAGCGGTGGAGCCACGGTTCCTGGCACCGCCGGCTTCATCGACCAGATCAGCATCACGCTGACGAACGCCGACTCGATGGCTGCCGCGGACCTTGTCCGCATCCGACTCCGGCGCGATGCTGATGGCACCACGGGCACCGATGATGCCAGTGGGGACGCCCACGTGCTGGCGGTCGAGATCAGGGATGCCGCCTGATGGCCGTCCGCTTCGATGCTTCGGCGGACTACTACTCCCGCACGAGCGGGACCGTGGTCGATGCCAACAGCAGCTACACCTGGATGGCGTGGGTCAGGCGCAGCGGATCCGGCTTCTCCGCAATCTGGTCCGCCAGCCCAGCCAGCGGCACCGAGGTCGACTACGTCGGCTGGAACTCGTCCAACCAGTTCTACTCCTACGTGGAGGCCCCTGGTGGATTCACCGAGGGCACCGGTTCCACGCTGACGGTCGACACGTGGTACCACCTCTGTTGTGTGCGCAGCTCGACAACCCTGCTCACCGGGTACCTGGATGGCGTGAGCGACTGGACCAACGGGCGCGACTTGTCGACGCGCGCCTCCATCACGCGCAACTTCATCGCCACCTACAATGCCGGCAGCGACCCAGCGAACGCCAGGGTCTATGCGATCAAGGCCTGGTCCGCGGCGCTGTCCTCACAAGAGATCCTGGTCGAACGCCAGATCATCCGTCCCATGAGGACCAATGGTCTGGTGTACTGGAACCCGTGCTTCGCCGGCTCTCCGGAGCGCGCCCGTGACTACTCCGGCGGCGGCCTGAACTGGACCGAGAACGGCACCCTGACCGACGAGGATCCGCCGCCTGTCTCCTTCGGATCGCAGTCGATCGTCTACCCGTTCGTCCCGGCCGGGGCCGGGTCTGGTGTCGGTTGGGCCGGACGGCTGTTGGTGTCGGCATGATGTCGGTTGGGTCGGCGATCGAGCAGCTCAACGGTCTCGGCTTCGAGCGCATCCAGCAGATCCACGGCACAACCTACCAGGACAACTCGACGGTCATCCTGATTCCGACCCGAGGGATGATCCACCACAAGGTCGTCGCAGCGTGGCAGGGACTCCTGCCACTGATGAACCAGAAGCGGGCGATCCTGTTCGCGACAGGCCACGAGGTCGGCGTCGCCTACGAGTCCTTGCTGGCCAATGTGCTTGCCAACAGCGAACTTTCGAAATGGAAGTACGTGCTCACGCTCGAAGATGACAACCTTCCTCCGCCAGATGCTCATGTGCGGCTGATCGAGACCATCGAGTGGGGAGGCTACGATGCGGTCTCCGGGATCTACTTCACCAAGGGACCCTACAACATGCCAATGGCCTACGGCGACCCGGCTGAGTACGCGCGCACCGGAGTTCTCGACTTCCGACCGCGTGACGTCCGCACTGCGCTCGACCGGGGGCATGTCATGCAGGTCAACGGTATTGCGATGGGCTGCGCCCTGTGGAGGATGGACCTGTTCCGCTCGATGCCACCACCGTGGTTTGTGACCGTGAACGATGTGATTCCGGAGAAGGGAGCGGTCTGTTTCACCCAGGACCTCGCTGCATGTGAGCGGTTCGCGCGCGCCGGCAAGCGCTTCGCGGTCGACATGCGCGTCAGGGTCGGTCATCTCGATGTCAACGATGGCACCGTCTACTGAACCCATTGTTCTGGCGGCTTCACCGGCGACCATCAGGCTCGACCTGGCCTGCGGTCAGTCACCGAGGGAGGGCTTCGAGGGCGTCGATATCTGGAAAGGCGCAAAGCACCAGGTTGACCTCCTGCGCTTTCCGTGGCCATGGGCCGACAACTCGGTTCACGAGATCAACTGCTCGCACTTCATCGAGCACATCCCCCAGCGTGAGACCCCGTCCGGGCAGAACCTCTTCTTCGCCTTCTTCGATGAGTGCTGGCGCATTCTGGAGCCGGACGCGCTGATGAAGGTCGTGTGTCCCAACGCCCGCCACAACCGCGCCTTCCAGGATCCGACCCACTGTCGTTACATCGTCCAGGAGACATTCCTGTACCTGAACAAGGAGTGGCGCAAGTCGCAGATGCTGGATCACTACGACGTTCGCTGCAACTTCGGGATCGAGGTCAATCACATCATGCCGATCGAGATGACCCTGCTGCATCCGGAGGCCCAGGCGAGACGTTTCAACGAGTCGTGGAACGTCATCCTCGACTGGGTCGCCTTCCTCAAGAAGATCGCATGAGTGGCCTGGATCCGGTTCCCATGCTAAGGTGTCGTGCTAGATGTCAGCGACCTACCCGGGTCTCGTGTTGGAGTGGACGATCCGGCACCCACTCACGGTCCAGGATCAGGCGGTGACCATCGCCAAGGGGAAGTTGACTGACCTTCACTCCGATCAGCCGAACATCTTCCGGTTGATCGGTGGCCAGACCGGTTATCTCAAGCAGTTGCAGGTCGGCTTCCGTCTGATCGCCGACCCCAACAACGTTCTGTCCCTCATCAAGGGCGCGATGGTGACCATCAGGTTCAAGCGCGCATCGAGGCTTCAATGACCGACGTCTTCGCTCCACCCAAGATCACCTTCCGTGTTTCCGGCACCGGGGCTCAGACCCTGACCTTGCCGCCTGCTCCGTCGGAGTTCTCCCATGCCTTGACGGCGATGACGGCCGGATCTCCGTCGACACTGTCGGTCGGGGCCAAC